AATGGTATAAACAACCATTCAGATAACGAAGGACTTGTAAATCCTGTTGACTATCAAGTGGACGCATTTGTTGACCACCTAGATAGAAATGGTAATACAATCAAGTCTTATACTTTCAGAGGTATGTTTCCAACTATAATAGGTCAGGTTGACTTAACTATGGAACAGGCAACTACACTTGAAACATTTGAATGTACTTGGAGATATCAATATTGGGAATCAAACACTACAACATAATGTTGAAATAGGGCGTCTTTCGAGGCGCCCTAAATATAGTATAAAGGAGAATAGTAGTGGCAGAAATATTCGGTTTCGAAATCAAGCGTAAAGAGACTAAACCCAATAGTCAATCATTTACCGCACCTACATCAGATGACGGTACGCAAACTATTATGGGTGGTGGTCACTTTGGGACCTATCTTGATATTGAAGGTAAAGTAAATAATGAATCGGACTTAATTAGACGATATAGAGAAATTGCTATGCACCCAGAGTGTGATATGGCAATAGAAGATATAATTAATGAATCCGTAGTGGTAGATGACAACCAAGAGGTTGTTCGTCTTAACTTAAATAAGGTTCCGTTCTCACCAAAAGTAAAAAAAAGTATAACAACAGAATTTAAAAATATTCTTTCGTTATTGGAGTTTGAACAAAAAGGTCACGATATATTTCGTAGATGGTATGTAGATGGTCGTATATTATATCATAAACTAATAGATCCAAAAGATACCAAGTCTGGTATAACTGAATTAAGATATATTGACCCAAGAAAAATTAAAAAAGTAAGAGCACAAAAACAAAAACCTGGTAATGAGTTTGCACCTAAAGATCCAAAAAGGCCGCAACATATTGAATTTGATGAGTTTTTTATCTACAATGAAAAAGGTGTACAACCTGCTGCGAGTGCAACAACAGGTCTTAAAATAGCAAAAGACGCTATCGCATATTGTCCTAGTGGTCTTGTAGATCAACAAAAGAATTTAGTATTGTCATATTTACATAAGGCAATTAAACCAGTTAATCAGCTGCGTATGATTGAAGATAGTGTTGTTATCTATCGTATATCAAGAGCACCTGAAAGAAGAATTTTTTACATTGATGTAGGTAACTTACCTAAAGTAAAAGCAGAGCAATACCTCAAAGATGTAATGAATAGATACAGAAACAAACTTGTATATGACGCAAGCACAGGTGAAATAAGAGATGATAGACAATATATGTCTATGTTAGAAGACTTCTGGCTACCAAGACGAGAAGGTGGTCGAGGTACAGAAATCACTACATTACCTGGTGGTTCAAATCTAGGTGAAATAGATGATATCAAGTATTTCCAAAAGAAATTGTTTCAATCGTTGAATGTACCATACAGCAGACTTGATAGTGAAGCGTCTGGTGGTTTACAATTAGGTCGTTCAACTGAGGTAAGTAGAGATGAAATCAAGTTTACTAAATTTGTTTCTAGATTAAGAAATAGATTTAATAGTTTGTTTCATGACTTACTTAAAACACAACTTATTCTCAAAGGTATCGCTACTATCGAGGATTGGGATAATACATTAAGTCAAACAATAAAGTATGAATATGTAAGTGATGGTTATTTTGCTGAAATAAAAGAAAGTGAAATGTTTAAAGATCGAATGGATATATTCAGAAATATGAAAGACAATGAAATGATTGGTAATGTTTACTCAAAAGAGTGGGCAATGAAAAATGTTCTGAAAATGACTGACGCAGATATAGAAGAACAACAAAGTCAAATTGAAAATGAAAAACCATCTGAACCTGAACAAGGTGATGATGACCAAGGAGGATTTTAATGAGTATAGAAAATACTAAAAATATGATTAATGCTTTAGATAAAGGTGATACCGTTGAAGCAGAAAAAGAAATTAAGGCTGCATTAGCAGATAAAGTAGGTAGTGAATTAGATGTTAAAAGAAAAGATTTAGCAGGCACTATCATGAGCAAAGAACCTGAAGGGCAAGATGACAATAACGTTGAACCAGCTGAGATTGACGATTAAAGAAAAAGACGAACACAAACGTTCTCTTAATTATCGTAGATTAGCCCCAAAGGCAAAGAAGGCAGTAGATGATGTTTTCGGCATGATGGCGAAAACACCACAAAAGGTTTTATCTATGTTTCCTAGAATACTACAACAAGTAGCAAAGAAACATAGAATACAACCAAAAGATATTGAAGCCTATTTCGAAAAAGAAACAGGTCTAACCATATAAAGGAGAGTAAAAATGGCAATAGTAAACGCAAGAAATTTAGTAGATAGTGCTACTAGAACAGTAAGAATGTTCGAAATTGATAACGACACAAACTCAGCAGTAGTATGTGTTGACGCAAGTGCATTGAGAGGACATTCATCAAACCCAACATTACACATAAAAAGTATTAAATGGAATACCACAGCGGCAACAAGTGATGTAGCATTTTTGTTTGACGCAACATCAAATGATCACGCAATATCAGTACACGGTTCTGGTGAGTTAGGTTTTCATGGTAAACAACCATTAATCACAAACCCAGAAAGTTCTGGTGTTACTGGTGATATACTTATCACAAATTCAAGTGCCGTAACAGGTACTTTTATAATCGAAGTAACCAAATCAAAAGGTTATGACGCTTCAGGACAAACAAGATAATGGCTGATACAGTTACATCACAAACTATAGCAGACGTATCTGGTTCTAAAACAGTTATGAAGTTCACTAACTTTAGTGACGGAACAGGAGAAAGTCTTGTAACAAAGGTAGACGCAAGCGCATTAAACCATGCGTCATCATCTACTAAAATTGCAAGAGTAATTTATAGTATCAACACAACGGATCCGAAAGGGTCCGTTGAAATCTTATTTGACGGAACAACTAACGCATCAGCGCTTTTTTTATCGGGTCAAGGCACAATAGACTTACAGACACCTGCGATACAGATAGCAAACAATGCGTCATCACCGACTGGTGATATATTGTTCTCAACACATAATTTTGTTGCAAATGATAGTTATACTGTCATTTTAGAGGTTAGATAAGATAAATAGAACAAAAGGGGAAAATACGCACATGAAACTTATTAGAGAGGAAATAAATGAGGCAAAATATATTATCGAAGAAGATAATGGTAAAAAGTCTCATAAGATAAAAGGTATTTTCATGCAGGCAAACATTAAAAACCGTAATGGTCGTGTTTACCCTATGGAAGTATTAGAAAAAGAAGTTAATCGTTATAATAAAGAATTTATACAGCGTAAAAGAGCATTTGGTGAGTTAGGACATCCTGACGGACCGACTGTTAATCTAGAGAGAGTATCACATATAATCACTAAATTAGAAGGTGATGGTAAGGGTAACTATATCGGTGAAGCAAAGATAACTGAAACACCATATGGTAAAATTGTTAAATCTCTTATAGATGAAGGCGCACAATTAGGGGTTTCTTCTAGAGGCATGGGTTCTCTAGAGAATAAAGGCGGTACCAACTATGTAAAATCAGACTTTTACTTAGCGACTGCAGCCGATATAGTTGCAGACCCGTCTGCACCACAAGCATTCGTCAATGGCGTAATGGAAGGTAAAGAGTGGGTTTGGGACAACGGAATCATCAAAGAACAGGATGTTTCTGAAATAAAAGCGCAAATTGAGCGTGAAACTAGAGAGCGTAAGGCCGTAGCAGAAGCAGTAGCTTTTGATAGGTTCTTACAGAAACTAACGAAATAATAAATAGTTATACGCAAAAATTTGATATCAAATTAGGAGAGTAAAATAAAAATGGCTGAAGAAAACAAAAACGAAAATATCGTTTCTGAAGCTCCTGAGGGCGCAGTGGCTGAGGCAATGCATGACGCACCTAAAAAAGGTGCAGGTAAAGCAGACCCTATGCAAAAAGCAAGCGACTATGAGGATCTTGGTCCAGCAGTAACTTCTCCAACTGATAAAGTTGGTCAAGATAAATCAAAGGACAAAGTTAAAAAAGATTCCTCTGCTCCTACCAAAGGTGCCGCACCGGCAGAACCTATGCAAAAACTTGCTGCTGATAAGCACATGAAAGCAGAAGACGCTCATGACGGTGAAAAAGAAAAAGAAAAAGAAGACGATAAAGACGAAGACGAAATGTCAGAAAAAGAAGAAATGCCAAAAACTAAATCTGGTATGATCCAAGCAATGTATGACAACATGAACAAAATGAAGAAAGCAGACATTCAAGCTGCTTACGGAAAAATCATGTCTGCAATGCACCCGGATATGAAAGATAAAGAAGAAGGTATGCATGACAAGGATGACGAAGAAGATAAAAAGAAAGTTAAAGAAGCTGTAGATCAAAGAGTAAAATCTATTGATGTATCAGATGATGTTAACGCTTTAGTATCTGGCGATGATTCCCTTTCGGAAGAGTTTAAAACAAAAGCTGCAACAATTTTTGAAGCTGCTGTTAAATCAAAAGTAAAATCTGAAATCGAAAGATTAGAAGGTGAATACTCTAGCGAATTATCAGAAGCAAAAGAAACTGTTAAAGAAGAACTAACAACTAAAGTCGACAACTATCTAAACTACGTTGTAGAACAATGGATGGCTGATAACGAACTTGCTATCGAAAAAGGTATTAAGGGCGAAATTGCTGAAGACTTTATTGGTGGCTTAAAACAACTATTCGAAGATCATTACATTGATGTTCCAGATGAAAAGTATGATGTCCTAGAGGCAAAAGAAAAAGAACTGGAAGAAGCAAAAGCTAAAATCAATGAAATGACTAACAAGTCTATCGAAGATAAAAAGTTAATCGAAGGTTACACAAAAGACGAAATTTTTGAAAGTGCTGTAGAAGGAATGGCTGACACAGAAAAAGAAAAAATGAAATCTTTAGTAGAAGATGTAGCATTCGAAAATGCTGACGCATACTCTAAAAAACTTTCTACAATTAAAGAAAGTTATTTTGGACAAGCAGCAGCACCTGAATCAACAGAAAATGTTGATACAGTTCAACAAAATTCCAATGATGGTAACATAGTAGCAGATATGTCTGATAGCATGTCTCGTTATACG